TATCACAAAGCATATCAAGTATGTGAAGGCAGAGGGCTTTGAGGCTGATGTTGAAGTTACCGAGCAGTTCAAGGCGGGGGACAAGGTAAAGGTTCCCCACAAGGGCAAGATGGTCAGCGGCAAGATCGTCCGCTTCGATGATGGCGGCACAGGCAAGGCACAGCAACATGGCGGTGGCTATGTGGTTGATGTCGGTGAGCCTGCAAGTATCACAGTTCCGAAGCAGAAGGTTCACAAGGAAGAAGTCGAAGTGGCAGAAGCAAAGGATTCATTCCCAAAGCCATTCAAGAAGGGCGAGATGCTATGGATTCCTGGAATGAACAAGAGAGGGCAACTGATTGGTTATACCGCATCCAAGAATGTGGTAGGTGGATTGTTCACTCTTGTGCTTCCCGACAATAAACAAAAACAGTTCAAAGCATCAGAACTCTTCAAGGCGAATCCAACCAAGATGCTCAAGAAAGAAGAAGTCGAAGTTTCTGAGAGTGCAACCAAGAGAGCAATCGAAAACTTCATGTATTCGATTCCCAAGGCTGCAATTGCAGAACTCAAGTCTCTGATGAAGCAGCAGAAGGGTGGTGGTGTTGCTCAAGGAGTCATGCGTCTTGCATCCGTTACTGCCATTCTCAACAAGCACGGGGTTGAGAAGAGGTTCATGGGGTTCAACACCGCCAATCTCGTCAACGATCACTTTGAGACTTTCTTTGGCGAAAGCGTTGAGGAGAATGAAGAAGTCGAAGTGGTTGAGGACTACAAGGCAGTCCTCAAGGGTGTCCGTATGATCAAGTTGAACCGACCCGTGGCATTTGCAAACCTAGAGGTTGGTCCCGTCTACACCCTGATGTATGACACTTCCTACATGGGTGAGCCGATGTATCGCCTGAGCGCACCCGGCAAGAAGCCATCGGGACGCATCTCCGGCAAGAAGATCGCCAAGGCAATCAACGACAATCAGATGGTCGTAGCCGAGGGATTTGCACAGCCGACAGAAAAGCAATTAAAGAATTCCGTCGTTTGGCTCAAGTCGATCATCAACGATCCCAAGAAACTGAGGGAAAATGGCATGAGCCTTCAGGATGCCAAGGACAATCTTGCCGCCGCAATGGACATGATTTCCTTCGGCAAGAAGTATGGTTCGAAGATCAAGAAGGAAGAAGTAGAACTTGACGAGGCAGGAAGTTGGGGTGGCGGATTTGAGACTTCCCGCGAGGCTCAGGCCAAGGTTCAAGCCGGTCTTCGTGCAGATGCCAAAAGAGAAAAGATGTTGAAGAAGATCGGTAAGGGACAAAAGGTAGGCAAATCTTCAAAGAAGGAAGAAACCAAAGTCACCGAAGAGAAGATGTACAATTACATCGCATTCTATTCGGGAAAGAAGATTTCGGTTCAGGCTCCAACTTCTTTCGCTGCACAACAGAAGGCAGCGGCAATGCTCAAGGTATCACCCAAGAAGCAGTACATGATTACTGTCAAGTTGTCGGACTGACGATCAAGCCTTCGTGCTTGCGATACTGCTGAAGTTGTTTCGCTTGACGAAGGTAAGTAGCCTGCTGAACTTGGACTCAAGTAGTTCCTTGGGCTTGTGGCTTATCACGAACACATTCGTGTCGTTGTCCAATCCCTTCAGCAAGTCAAGGAAGGACTCGGAGGCTGCATCATCAAGACTTCCGTCAAGCACCTCGTCAAGGATCAACAGGTTTGTTGACACCGAATTCTTCATCTGTGCAATTGCCCTCCATGCAAACAGCAAGGCAAGATCGATCTTCTTCTTCTCTCCCTCGCTGAAGGATGCATAGGTGAAGGTATCGCGATGGCGAGACAGGATCGTTTCGTTGAACTCCTCGTCAAGATTGAAATTCACGAACAGGCCCATCTGCGTCAGGTACTGATTGATTACCTTGTTGATGACGGGAATGTAATGCTTGATGATCCTGCTCTTGATGCCCGAGTCCTTCAGGAGGGTTGAAGCCACGCCATAGTAGTACTGAGTGTCCACCAACTCGTTGCGTGAGGATACAAGTTCTGCCTCATCGGCAATGCTCTTGGCAAACTCCTCCTTTTCCTTCGAATCATCGGTCTTGGGAGCCTTGGCTTCCTCAAGTTTCTGCTTGGTCTTGTCGATGAACTTCTTCTGCATGGACAGTTCATTCTTGCAGTCATTGATGTCCGACTCAATCTCCTTCATTGCAAGGACGGTTTCCCGCAATTCCTCCATCCGTTCTGCCACCTTGGTCATCTGCTTGCCAATCTCTTCCATGGCAGTCTCCACTTCCCTCTTCTTCGATGCAAGTCCGCTCTTGGCGGATTCCTTGAAATCGCTCCCGATGGACTGCGTACAGGTTGGACAAGTGTCGTTCTTTTCGTAGAAGTCGATGCTTGTGTTCAGGCTCTTGATCTTTGTTGTCAACTGCTTCTGCAACGAATCAAGGTTCGCCTTGTTGCTTTCGATCAGGGGCTTGTCATCGATCTTCTCAAGGTATTCTGACAGATGCTGCTGATGATCGGAAAGTTCTTTCTTGATAGTTTCGATTCGCTCCAATGCCTCGTTGATCTCGGTCTGATACTTCTCAACGATGTCCTTCTCGTCCTTGGTCTTCTCCTCCATGTACTTCTTCTGCAAGGAGATACGCTCCTTCAGGACGGCAATCTTGCCCTCAAGTTCGACAAGTTCCTCTCGGTTCTGCGAAACCTTTCCCTTGAGGATCACATTCATCGTGCTGAAGATGTTGATGTCAAGGATAGTCTCAACGATGGATCGTCGCTCCGCAGCCACAAGCCGCATGAACGGAACATAGTTGGCCGAACCAAGGATGACAACCTGACAGAACGACTTGTAGTTCATTCGAAGAATCTGCTCTTCGAACATTCGTTGATAGTCCTTGCTCTTTGCTTCCTGATCTATCAACTTGCCGTTCTTGTGTACTTCAAACAACTTCGGTGCCTGACCACGGATCACCTTGTAGGAATCCTTGCCGATGGTGAATTCAATCTCCACCACGGAATCCTTCTGATTGATGCTGTTGACCAACTGCGGAAGGTTGATGTTGCGATAAGGCTTTCCAAAAAGAACGAAGCACAGGGCATCCAGCATCGTGGATTTCCCTGCGCCGTTCTCTCCACAAATCAATGTCGTGTTGGCCTTTGTCAGGTCGATTTCCGTGAAATACTGTCCGGTAGAGAGCAAATTCTTCCATCGGAGTTTTTCAAATCTAATCATGGTAAATACTCCCTACCGGACAGCATCACGAATCCTTGGATTACTTGTTCCAAGGCATCTTCGGGGACAGCCACTTCCACATCGGAACGCCGATCACCGCACCAGCGATGAACACGACTACCGTGTAGAAGAAAGTCCCAAGGGCGTTCTGAATGAATTCCATTGGAGCCTCCTTTCTTTGTTATTGTGTGATCTTCAATGTCGGTGTTTCGATCTTGTTCGAAGGAACCACCAACCCACTCACGAAGCCTGTGGTGTACTCCTTGAGCAGCCCATCGGTGGGAACCACGCTGAAGAGTACGCCACGGACGCTCACGCCATCCTCGTACTCTGCGTAGGGAAGCCAAGGAACAAGGGCCAACTTGCCCTGTCCGGCAGGAACAAGAACCGCAGGGTTCTTGATCGTGCAAGTGCCGTTATCCATGTTCTCGGCAACAATCTGGCCAAGAACCTGTTCTCCTGTCTGCAAACCGAAAATCTTCACGGGAAGTGCCATACTGATCTCCTTAAGAGTAGAGTGATTCAAGATACAATTCTTTCAGAATGCCCTTGAGTTTGCCGGGATTCTTGACCTTCAACTGGTCGATCTCGTTGTTGATCAGGGACAATGTGTCCTGAGCGACATCGACCTGTTCGGTCAAGGTGATTCCCAATTCCTTGTCCTCAATTACCGTCGCTCCATACACGCCGCAGTCCGTCAGTCTGTCAATCAGGGCATCGAACATAACGGGATTTGTCTTGGACTTGACAACGATGCGGACGAATGTGTGCTTGTACTTGTCGAGGTTGAGGTTTGTGTAATCGGTCTTATCGTCATCATAGACCAACTGAGTGAAAATCGTCAGCGGGTTCTTTATGTATTCAATGGTGTGCTTGTCTGTATCAAGGACATGGAAGCCCTTTGGCTCGTTCAAATCTGCAAATGTGATCTGATAGGGCGTACCCAAGTAATGCACATTGCCCTTGCTGTGCTTTTGGTGGAAGTGTCCGCTGAAGACCGCTTCAAAATCCTTCAGGGTATCGGGATCCATGCCTTCCTCAAACTTCACGCCACGCATGACTTCGTATCCGTTGAGTTCGAAGTGACCCATCAGGAACGGCACCTTTGCATCGGCAGCGTCCTTGATGAACTTCATGCATTCGTCGGTGTTGTCCTTGGTGATCCAAGGCACGAATCCGATGCGACAGCCAGCGAAATCGATGATTCGTGGATGTTCGATCAGTCCATCTCCCAAGTCATCATGGAACAATTCACGCAGCGAGTTTACTTGGTTCGTGTTCTTGAAGTACACATCGTGGTTGCCGGGAATGGCATACACCCGATGCTTGCTCACCAACGGTTCCATGAACCGCTTGCGTACCTCATTCAGAGTTGCAAAGTTCACGAACTTGCGGCGATCAAGCAAGTCGCCCAAGTGAAGAACCGTGTCAATCTTGTTCTTTTCAAGATACGGAAAGAACACCTCTTCAACGAATTTGAAGAAATGATGAAGGAAGATCGGTGAATCCGATCTTGCTCCGAAGTGTGTATCCGTAACGATGGCGATACGCATTGAGTCAGAGTCTATCACTCATCCATGAAGTCGTCAAGGACATTCTTGGCACCAGCAGCGTCTTTCTTCTTGCGGCTCTTCTTCTTCAACTTCTTTTCCTTCTCGTTCTTGAAGTTGTTCATGTCTGTTTCTGAAAGTCCGATGATCTCGGCAACTTCATCGCTGCTCTCGGGAATCTTGCCTTCATCCATCCAATTACGGAACTTGCCCGATGGGTCATTGTCCTCAAAGCACTTCAACTTGATGTAGAGTTGCTTCTTCTCCTTGCTTATGCGACGAAGGAAGGCATAGAAGGTTATCTGCGTGAAGAAGGCGAACGGATTCTTTGATTTCTTGGGATCGAAGTTGGTCGCATACATGATGCAGTTCTCCACGGCATCCCCGACCATCTCTTCCTTGAAACTGTAATTTGCAAAGTTGGGCTTCTTTGCAAGATTGTTGGCGATGTCAAGGAAGCATTGCCCGATGTAATCGGTTACTCCCGGCGGCTTCTCTCCTGCACGATTGGCTCTCCTGACGGCCTTTCGGTGATCGGTTATTTCCTTCAGGAATCGCTTGTTGTCTATGTAATGACTTGCCTTCTTACCCATTGTTTTTACTCTCACTTTTTCAGAAAAGAAATTCGCATGAAACCAGAATAATTATTGGTGCTGTCGTGGTCTAGGTACTAAATACCGGTGTCCGGGATGAAATGAATGGTTCTATTGGTTTATCCAGTACGGAACTGTTAGGTCAGAATTTGACACGGGGATTGTTGTTCCACCACGGTGGAGTCCCGTCATCCCCATCATCTTCCTCTTCATCCTGTTCCTCTTGATCATCATTGTCCTGTTCTGTCTGTTCTTCCTGCTGTGGGGGAGTGTAGTCGCTTTCGTCCCCCATGTCACGCTCTTCCTGCAACTTAGACTGATCGATTGACCCCATTTGTTGAAGATATTCCTGCATGGTCTCGGCAAGTTCTATCTCTGAGCGTTGTATGTCAGACTTGATCTTTGCCTCAATGTAATCCTCAACCATCTTCTTGTCAGGATTTGCCAAGACAAGAACAATGTCCTTCGTGATGACAAAGTATGTATCGTCCGTGTAATCGATCCAATCCTTGAGGTATACACCTACCTTCTGAACCATGCCCTGCTTGTCCATAAGCGGCACGGATGTGACGGACATAGGCTTCTCCACGACATAACCTGTCTCAAATTCCTGCAAGCAACATATCAATGTCTCCCCTGAGCGCAGGCGAACCAATTTCGTTTCGACCGGTCTTTCCTTTGAGAATTCGATCATGTGGTTGCTCCCTTGATGGGTATCTTTACCATCTTGTATTCGAAGGATTCTTCGTTGTAGATTTTCACCCTTTCGATGAAATGCTTCAGGGTGTGATTTTTCCTTGACTTCCAATGCAAGTCATCTGCAATGTCATAGAGCCTTGCCTTGTCCTTGCGGCTTGACTTTCTCAACTGTCTGCCGATGCTTTGCAACACACGGATTCGGCTCTTTGACGGGGAAGCGAAGATGATGTTCTTGAGCGAGCGAATGTTGATTCCCGTGCTGAATGTTCCATACGATGCTACGATGATTGCATTGTCCTCGTTCTCGGTAATCTGCCGAATGTCTTCGCGAACCTCGCCCTCGGTTTCGCCCGACACATAGAAGACCTTGCGTGTGTCCCCTGCCTCGGATGAAATCAATGCATGAAGTGGCTTGCCGTGTTTCTCGACAAATTGGAAAAGCACAAGCGTGTTGCCCTTGGTCGAATTTGCCAACTTGGAAATCAACTTGTTCCGTGCCTCGCAGCAGACTATCCATTCGATCTCTTCCTGATACTGTATTCCCGCGATTGTCTTGCAGACTTCATCGGGATAGGTCAGGAGGATGCAGTCGATCTCAAGGTTGGAAAGAAGTTTCTTGTCGATCAATTCCTTGGTCGTGGTGACTTGCTTCACGGGACCAAACAGCCCTTCAATTGCCAACTTGTGTGTCTGCGTACCGTCAAGAGTTCCCGTCAATGCGATGCGATAAGGGCAATCGACCAACTTGGACATGATGCTCGTCAGGCTTGCGGCCTTGAACAAATGTGCTTCGTCCCCGACCACGGCACCAAACTGATCGAAGTAGTCCTTGGGCAACTTGTAAATAGACTGCCATGTCGTGATGACGATCTGCTTTGTCGGATCGTCCTTCTCCTCGCCACCGTAGACCTTGTGGCAATGATCCTCTGCCGTCCATCCGTTTGGATCGTTCGTGGCATAGTCCTTGAAGTCATTGAACAACTGAGTGACGAGCGAAATGCTCGGAACCACGATCAGTACTCGCTGCTCCCTAGCCGCAAGCAACTGCGAATAAAATCGAGACAAGACATAGATGATGAGGCTCTTTCCGCTTGCAGTCGGAGAAAGCAGCAGGCATCGATTGCTGTTGAGTGCATGGTGAATCGCATCCACTTGATGTTCATGTGGATCAATCGATTGTCCTTGTGCGGACAGATTCAAGTTCTTGATGATCTTGCTGACGCATTCCTCCCGTGTGCAGGGCTCCACGGGGTTTATCAACTTGCGGTCAACCGTCAGGTGATACTTGCGTTCCTCGCAGAACTGTGCAAGGTAATCCAACAGACCAACATACAGCAGTCCGTTCCTTGGGTGGAACATCCGTATCTTGCCGTCCCAATGTCGATTGCGGAAAGCAGGGGTGAACCGTGCATTGGGTACTTCGAAGG